ATTGGCAATGTATAATGTACTCATGCAGGAGGTATCATATACATGTCCAGAAAACAATCCAACATTAACGTCGATTACGTCATCAAACTCTATCAGTCCGGCAGAAGTATCCGCGATATATCGAATATCGTCCACACAAGGGCTGAAAGAATTAAGCGAATTCTTATCGACAACAATATCGACATTCGAATCCCGCGCAATGCCAAAATCGAGAATATTGATGTCAACTCGGTTGTCTCCTTGTACAACTCCGGAATCAGCGAATATGCCATCTCTAAGGAATTCGGCGTGAGCAGATCTGTAATCCGCCGTATCCTTCTTGAGTCTGGTGTTATAATCCGCGGGTGTTCGGAGGCCAATAAGCTCTCTGCAAGTCGTCGAACCCCGGAGGAGAACGCCAAGCTCACTGCTCCCGCTCACAATGCCGTCCGCGGCAAGCCCAAGAGCGATCAAACTCTTTGCAAGAGGGCTGTCACCCGTCAAGCAAAGTTCACCGGATACAAGAGTCCCTATGAACAGGACATCGCTGAGGAGCTTCTTTCCCGCGGCATCCAATTCACTCCACAACTTGCAGTCGACCGGTATAATATCGACTTTGCTATTTGGGACAACATCGCCTTTGAGGTCTTCGGTGGAAACTGGCACGCTAAAGGCCGCCACGCCGCCAGATTCAATGAGCGCAGTAAAAAACTGTTCGATAGTGGCTACACAATTGTAATCTGTTGGATTGGCTTCAACCATCGGTTCGACCCTTCCGCTATAGCAGACTACCTTATCGCCCTTCGAGATATCCTTCGCTCGGATCCATCCTCTCGATGTAAGCATTATGTGATTGGGGGTGACGGAAAGGAAGCGTCCGTTGGCAGTTCCAATCTCGATTACGTCACCTGAGTATTCACTTCTCATAATCGCGTTCATTCCGGGCGCGATTATTTTTGTGTCTGGAAGAACACAATTCGGATGCATGGGCGGAGCATTCAGTCCCGGCTCCATGTCCTTGCAGTTGAAGTGCTTGCCGTCGATCTCTTTACAGATCTCGCAGACATCTCCGATTCCGCAGGCAATGAACGTGTACTGATCGAATCCGTTGGTCTCATAAGACTGCATCTGAGCATCCGTCTGGACCCGGCACAGTTCTGTACGCATCAGCCGTTCCGCTTCATACGTGCTCACATCGAAGACCTTCCGTAAGTCACGGGCCAGCTCCCTCGGATTCTTGCCCTGGGTCAGACCGCGGGACAGCAGTTTGTCCAGCTCTGATTTGAGCAGATCCTGATTCGTCCATATCCGATCCGACCATGTCGCATTATGGAATGAAGCGGTCACGATGTTCTTTACAACGCGACTGTTGACATCACCGATTACCGAATCTCCCAGGATCCCGGCCTGATGTCTGAATTCCTCCATAGCCTCTTCGGCCAGTGTCACTCCGAAATACTTCTCAAGAGCGCTGTACCCGACGATCAGCTTCAGTCCGATCTGGGCTTTCAGCATCTCTAATCGGTTGACCTTCATCGTCAGGTTATAGAGCTTCATTTCCCGGTTGGCCTGCGGGCTGAGATCTCTGTCAGCAACGTACTGCTTTGCCTTCTCGGCGTACTCGTCTATATCGACACGACTGACCCGGCGCTTTGCCATGGCGATTGAGATCCCCTCATCCTCGGCATACCGGGCATAGAACGCATCGATCTCCTTCTGGATCTCGTCCCTCGTCTCTCTATAGATCCGCTTGATCTCCTTTTCGTAGATCCGCTCCCTCTGATGACGCTTCCGGTGAGCCTTTGCTTCTCTCTTGTGCCAGTAATCAGACCCTTTGTTCCGATCCTTACGCCTCATCACCATCACCGCCTAATTCGTCGGCTTCGTCACCCTCGCTGTCTGTTCCGTAATCGAATGACGGTTGACGCCAGAGATCGCTGCGTTTTGCTGCGGCTTCAGCGTCTTCGTCCTCTTCCTTACGGATCTGCTCCATCTCCGCATCAGGATCATCCACAACAGAAAGAACTGTCAGCTGTGTCTTCTTGCTGACGATGCCTTCCAGTCCGGATGCGTTCTGGACCTCTTCCTGCAGGTTCTTCGGCACGTTCCTGGAGAAGTTGATGTCGACATCCTCCCATGCGTTCGGATTGTTCGCATTGGTCGACAGACTGCAGAAGATCTTATAGCGTTTGCTCAGTGACTTTGATACCTTCCGGTCGAATGTCTTCGCCAGATTGTCCATAGCCAGCAGCTTATAGGCCAGCGATATGCCGGATGCGTTGTTGCCGAAGTTCTCGTCGCTGATGTTCGCCACCATGCAGGTCACGAAGATCAGATCCTGCAGCCGATCCAGCAGATTCTCCTGTGTCCCGTCAGCTGTCGGCTTGGTAAGGAACTGGACCAGAACGTCCTTAGCGTCATCGGTTCCGTAGATGTTAATGATCCGGTCATCCCTGATCCGCTTCACTCCATCCTCATCGACCTCTGCACCAAGGATCGCCATGTACGCTTCAGCGAATGCCGCAACGTCGTTACCCTTCTCGCTGATGATCAGATCGAACTCCTCGATCAGATTCGCCGCCGGCTCAAACAGACCCATCCGTTCCTCATTCAACCGCCATTCAACGACCGGGATGTATCCGTATGGATTCGGCTTCGACTCTCCCTTCTTGTTCTCTTCGAACGGAACGATCTCCCTGGCCGTCATGATCTCGCCGTATTTTTTCCACCGGTTATCGTCATCGGTGTAATATCCGTAACGAACAGCGAACAGCGCCTTCTCACTGATCCGGTTGTCGTAAACCACGAACAGATCTTTCGGAGAGAATGCTTTCAGCTTTGTCTTCCCGTCCTCGTTCTGGTACGAATACTCAAAGGCATGTCCGTAAATAGAACACTTGGTTGCCATCTCTGCGTTGTGGTCGGATGTCTGGTTGTTCTTCTCAAATGCCAGCAGTGACTCGTTTGTTTTTTCGTCTTCGTGTCCCACCTTGATCGGGATTCCGTAGGTGTATCCGACGAATGCCTGTGTGATGAACCGCGGGAAGTTGACTGCCAGTCGATGGTCCGGCTTCCAGTCCGGCTTCTCCGGTTCTCTAAAGATGTCATGGAATCCCAGGTACAGCTTTTCAAGATACTCATACCTGGGGAACATCTCTTCATGCTTCTTGATAAAATGTTCAACGACGTCCATCGAAATGCCGTTCTCGATCTTTGCTGGATCACACGTGAGCTGTACCGGCAGCATATATGGACGTCTGCTCTTATTGTTCATAGCTTATATTCCCCCTCGGATTGTCTTGATCTGCGGCGAGGAAGTCGTTATAAACTTCTCTAGGCCGTATCTCATCGCGTCCATCAGGTGGTTGAAATCATCAACCGGAGTATTCAGCGACTTGCCGAACTTATCCTTCTGCCAGGTATAGTTGCTGATTTCTGTAATGAAGTTGACACATCTGGGATGTATCACGATCTCATAATCCTGAATGAACTGTATTCCGTTGTTTATGCTGTCGCGCCCTTTCTTTGCGCCCTTGATCCGCTTCAATCCGAACCCGCGCAATTCATCTATGGATTTCGGTTCTGCACTGTCCGCCGTGATCTGATCCTTTGCGTATCCCATCCGCTGGATCTCATCGGCTAGTGCCCTGTTGCTGAGGCCCTTCTTATAGAGCTCGTCGTAAACAAAAACCTTCCGCGCACTCTTCGAGATGAACCCGAAGAATCCGGCAGAAGGATCTATCGTGTAACCAAAGTCAAGTCCGAATCCGTCTTTAAGATCCGGATACGCTGTCATGATCTGTTCCAGCGTGAACTCTTCTTCGTGCCAGTTCTCGTAGATCAGACCCTCGACGACACCCCAGTCACCAAGGCCGGCGACCTGGTATCGTCTCGGGTTCCTGGTCTTCATTTCCTCAAACATCCGGAAGTCATCTTCGGACAGCCTGTCGTTGTCCATATAGGTCGTGGTCATTGCCAGGACATTGTCTGCCGGATTATCGAAGAACCGTTTCTTTGAGAAGTGATGTTCACTCCACGGGTTGAATGTTGCCGTCACCCGTTTATGGTATCCATCCGGCAGCTCACCACGAATCGACTCATCGATAATGTCGAAGTCCGCTTCATTCATGATTTCATAAAGCTCTTCGATCCATAAGTAATTCAGCACTCCATGCGGCACTGATACGGATGCGATCTTCATGCCGTCATCCAGTCCCCGAAACAGGATCTTCTGCCCG